TTTTCCTATTGACACCGTCTAGCGCCGGCACTCTACTCCAATCATAGCGAGCGCCAATCGAGGCCCGCGAGGACCCCGACCCGCCACCGGAAGCCCCGAGGAGGGGCCGCTAGATAGGAGAGAGACCCTGGCTGATCGCAGCCGGGATGTGCGTTTCATTGTGTCACTCGAGCAAGGAGAAGACGATGCAGCCGTACCAGATTGGCGACAAGGTCAAGGCCGTGGCATTTACCGACTGCTTTGGCGAGTACCACCCCGAGCAGCGCGGCCTCGTGGTCGAGATCATTCGCCTTGAGGTCTGCAATTTCATCCCGAGCTATTGGCGCATCAAGGCCGTGCGTGCCGACAATCCTTCGCTTTACGTCGAAGGGGCCGCGCACCACTACTTCGCGCCCGATGCCTAACCTCCCCCGCCACCCTACGACGGGCACACCGAACCAGAAACCGAGAGAGAGAAATGAACCCGAGCCCGTTCCCTACTCTCGATCCTCAGGCCGACGACACCTGCGAATGGTGGCTCGACGATCAGGAGCGCGCCGAGCCGCCCTCGGCATACGATCTCGCCGAGATCGCCGATGCCTACGCCGATGCGCTCTGGGCCGAGCCCGAGCTCATGCAGGCCGACTGAGCCGTCACGCCGTAACAGGAGAGAGTCAATGACCCCTCAGATCCGCAAGAAGCTCGCTACCATCATCGCGAGCCTGGAGGGCTCGATCGCGCACGCCGAGCGCATGCTGCAGAGCGACCTCTCGGTCTCCTGGCGGCAAGCCTACGAGAAGCAGATCGCCCAGGACCGCCGATGGCTCGGGAATCTGCAGCGGCACATCACGGATGAGCGTCGCTGGAACATCAACGGCCGCCTGTTCGGGACCCAGGATGCCGCCGATCGCTACGCCGAGACACACGGCTATGTCATCCTCGAATGGATCGCCGAGGGCGACGAGCGCGTGGCCGATTTCGAGTACCTGATCGACGCCTGAATGATGAGCCCCACCCTGATCCGAGGAGCGAACGATGCCACGCTACATCCTGATCGACGACGCCAGCGGGTACATCTGGGGCGATGTCCGTGCCGATTGGCCTGCCGACGCCGCAGAGGGCCTCGACAATGACCTCGGCGTCTACGGCCGCACCTACGAGGTGCATGGTCCGCGCCACCAGCCGGACGGGCAGAGCGCCTATCACGTCCACCGCGTCGATGACGACGAGCTGGTGCCGATGCCGAAGATCTTGGACGGACGGGACACGCTGATGATCGACTACGTCATGCTGAGGTTCCCCAAGGTTTCCGTGGTCACCATGCGCGATATCGGGGAGTAGGACGATGACGACGACGATCCAGATCTGGACCCGGCTGCACGATGGGATCTACCGGTCTCAGGGCGGTGGCGAGACGCGCATCGTGGCCGAGTACAATTACGGCTCGCGCAATCTGGTCCGTGCATGGCGGCATCTACTGCAGGTGCGGGCGGACAACCGCCGCAATTACGGGAACATCGGCTGCGGGCGCAGCGGCCTGCGCACGGTCGGCGACGGGCCGATGGCCGGGCGGACGCTGGATACGGTCCTGGCCGGTGGCGAGATGCCGGGGATGACGCATCGCGACCTGTTCGAGCAGATCCGCGCCGCGCTACTGACGCCTGAACAGCATGCGGAGCTGGACGCGTTCTTGCCGCGCGTCGCGAACACCGAGATCGAGACCTGACATGGAAGGCTTTGTTCTCCTGACCGTCCTGCTCGTCGTCTACTTCCTGCCGACGATGGTCGCCTACGAGCGTCAAAATCCGGCGCGTGAGGCCATCCTGATCGCAAACCTTGTCTTCGGCTGGACGGTGTTGGGATGGCTGATCGTTCTGATCTTGGCTGCGGCTTCACGGCCAAAATCGGATCTCGATGCGAGCACGCGATGAGGTCGTCCGAGGCGGAGCGCAAGCTACGTCAGGCGGGGTGGCGTCGGCGCCGCTGGGCGCATGGATCACATAGCCTGTGGGAAGGCCCCGGCGGCGAGACGTTCCTTCTGACCGACCGCACCGGCCGGCACTCGCTGTCGTGGACGATGAGCCGGAAGGTCCGCCAGGCGATACGACGAACGGGCGCGTAAGCCCCTTTTCCGCCCGCTAGGGCGCCGATCGTTTGGCGGGGCGGGGGAAACCGCCCGCCCGGGATCGAGCGCGCGCTGTAGCCCCGCGGGCGGCCCAGGAAACGGCCATCCTCTGATCGCCCCCGTATGCCGGACACCCGCCGGCCCGCTCATCATCGCCAACCGCCGGCGATTGAGATGTCCCACCGGGCCCGCCGACTCCGCGCCCGCTGCTCGCACTCCAGGATCGTCCCGGCAGCGTCGTCGATCAGCTCGCGCCACTCACGGGCAGGCGGGTCATCACCCGGCGGCGCGATGACGGTAATCCCGGCAGACGCGAGGGCGCGATTGACGATGCGGCGGTTCATCGTGAGTCAGGCCGACCGCTCGCGGTGGGTTGACCTCGGCCGGCAGACGAAGCTCCAGCCGGGCCGGTCGGCGGTCACGCTTTGGCCTAGCGCCCGGCACTGCGAAAGGGTCTGGCCCTCTGTCGGGCCCGGGATCGGAATCGCGCGGCAGACGCCCTCGGCGCCGAGGCAAGCGATCACGATCAGCGCGTACATCATGGCGCGTGAAGCTCCCGCCATGCCAGGAGCGAATAGACGCGGTGTGGGAAGCTTTTCCACATGCTGATGTTCCAGCCCTGGACGTAGTAGAGCTCGGCCAGCGCCGGCTTGATGGTGATGGCGATGGTGACCATCAGCCGACCACCTGGCCAAAGAGCACATCCGGCTGTGGTTCCGCCATCCGCTCGAACAGGTTCGGGTAGGCCCTCTCCCGCTCAGTCTCGCTGAGGTACTTCGCCGCCACGTCGACGTAGCTGGTCTTGAGCTCGCAGCCCAAAAACCGACGCCGGAGCTTGAGGGCGACCACGCCTGTCGACCCGATGCCAGCGAAGGGGTCGAGCACGACGTCGGACGGGTTGCTCCCCATGATCACGGACCGCTCGATGAGGTCGAGCGGGAGCGGGCAGATGTGACGCTCGTCGCGGGCTCCCCGTGCAATCTGGACATTCAACGTGTCCGTGGCGCGAGTGTCGATCCAGACCGGCGATGCCCACCGCTGCCACTGATCCAACGGCAGATCGGAAGTGTCATGCGTAACCGGCGAGATTTCCTTCCCGTCGCGTGGCCACTTCCGGAACCAAAGCATGTACTCCGGCAACCCGGCACGCGAATAGGTGCTGTCCCCGCGAAGCTGCTTGTACAGCAAGCCTTGCGCCTTGGTCTTGGTCATCTCCATAACCGGGCAACGCCACACCGTGCGGCGGGAATGAAAATCCCATCCAGCCGCCTGATGCACGCGGATGAGATCGCCGGGAAGATCACGAAGCCCGGCGCTACCGCGCTGGTTCTGATAGTAGACGAGCTCCTTGCAGTGGATCACGCACTGCCGGCCGGGCTGTGTAACACGGTACAGCTCTTTCGCCAGATGCCAGTATCCCTCCAGAAACTCGTCATCATCTGCGCAATTTCCCATGTCGCAGACGGAATCGTTGTAGATGAACAGGCTAGAGAACGGAGGTGACGTCACGGTCAGTCCGATGCTGTCCGCCGGGAACTGCCGCAGAGCATCGACGCAATCAGCCTGATACACACGCCAGTTGTCGCCCGTCCTCTCATCCAGGCACTTGATGGTCACGACCATTCCGGGAACTCCCCGTCGTAGGTTGGTTGGTAGACATCTTTCATGGTCTGGTTCGATGAGATGGCGCGACGCATGGCCTTGAGCATTTCATCGCCCATCCTCTCGTGTTGTGTGATCTTGCGATTGACGCTATCCCATACGGCGACTTCCGTTTCGGCCATTGCCATGTGCACCTGGACCGGTCGGGTTTGCCCGTAGCGCCAGCAGCGGCGGATCGCTTGGTAGGTGGCGTCGAAGCTGAAGCTGATGCCGACGAACGCCATGCGGGCACACGACTGGAAGTTCAACCCGTGACCGGCGATCCGCGGCTTGCTGATCAGCACGCGGATTTCCCCGGTGGCGAACCTGTCGAGTCGGTCCTCCTTGATAGATGAGGGCATTGAGCCGCGCACCTCGACGACCTCGGGAATGACGCGCGCGAGCACGTCGGCCTCGTAGTCCGTATCGCACCACACGAGCCATTGCTCTCCCGGCTCCCGTCGCACGAGCTCGCCGATCAGTGCAGCACGACGGTCGATCGTCAGGCGCTTTTCGCGGTGCACGTCGGTTGCCGAGAGGGCCGGCATGCGAAAGAGCGCGCCGTTGGTCTCGACCGTCTGATCGACTTCCACGACGTGCCGGCGCACATCGAGTGGTGGGAGATCGAACTCATCGCCTGGGAACCCGAGGTCACGCGGATGCCGCATGCAGAACGCCCATGAGGCGACCCAATCCCAGAATGCACGCGTCGCGTGGCCCTTGAGCCTGTACTTCCCGGCCGTGTTGTCGGCAGAGATGAACCACCGGCTGAGCATTTCCGGGGCCGGCATGATGCCAAGGAACTCGGACTGGTTGCCGATCTCCATCCAGTCGTTGGGCGCCGGCGTGGCGGACGCGCACAAGCGCCACGGCGTATCGGTGAACGCCCGGCAGAGCGCCCGCTTGGTCGATCCGGTCCAGTCACGCAGGATCGCCGACTCGTCGAGCACCACACCGCCGAACACGGTCGCGTCGAGTTTGTCCAGGCGGTCGTAGTTGGCCACGTTGACGCCAGGTTGGACATCGCCTGCGTCGTAGCAGCGCGCCACCTCGATGCCGAGCGCCGCCCCCTCGCGAACCGTCTGCGGCGCCACGGCCAGCGGGCACAGGACGATGACCGGACGGCGCTCATGCGCGGCCACGATGCGGGCCCATTCGAGAAACGCTCGCGTCTTCCCGAGCCCGGTATCCATCGCCAGCAACGCGCGCCCCTTGCGAAGGGCGAACTCCGCGGCCGCGCGCTGATGCGCGAACAGCGAATCGCTCACCGGCGGCGCTTCCGGGAATCCTCGATCCTCGGCGACCACCGATTTCGCCTGCAGATAATCGGCATACGACCGCTGCGGCGGTACGAAGCCGAGCGCAGGGAAGTCCGATGACAGCACGTAGCTCACAGCAAATCCTCCCGGGTGTGAAAGCGCCCGGCGTGGCTGTCGAAGTGCATCGTCAGCTTGCCCGGCCTGCCGATCTGATCGAAATACCGCGACTTCGCCACCCGGATCTCGGTGTCGCCATCCTCATCGCGGTGAATGATGATCCCTACGTCCGGCCGGTTGTAGAACGCGGCGCTGTCCGCAATGTCGTAGAGCGTCGGCGCCGGCTGCTTGCCGTCCTTCTCCTTGCGCATCTTCGTCGGGTGCGCGACCACCATCAGGTGGATCGCATACTTCTGCGCCAGGCCCTGAAGCTCCTTGAGGCAATGACTGATGTAGCGGCTCTCGCTCATCCCCGGCGCCGCTATGAGATCAAGCCCGTTCCAGGGATCGATTACGACCATGTTGACCTCGTGGCGCAGCACCGCGGTCATGATCTTCTCGTGCAGCCAGCCCAGCGTCAGACCGTCCTCATCGTCGTCGTTCTCATGCGGGAACCCCGGCACCCGGTCATAGTCGTCATCCTCGGCGCGGACGATCATGGTCAGATTGTTGTTGATCCAGTTGTCCGCAGCCTCGAGCTCCCGTAGCGAGAGATGCTCCGGCGGCTTGCCGCCGTACCATTGCCGCAGGCGCCGCTCGAGGTCCGGCTTGGCCCGCATCTCGAAGCTCGCGAACGCCACCCGCCAGCCGTGGTTGCTGACCATCCGGCAGGCGAGATCGACCACCCAGGTGCTCTTACCCGAGTTCGGAACTCCCGTGACGACCGTGAAGTCGCCCAGGCGAAGCCGGTAGTGGTCCCCCAGCGCTGCGAACCCCGGGTCATAGGCATGCGCTACCGGGACCGGCGGGAGATCCCGCATCCTCGCCACGCCGTCGACCTTGACCCAGCGTGCGCCGGCCAGGGCCTCCGCTACCCGCGCCGGGCCGTGCCGGTGAAGGACGTCGTTCAGGTCCTTGCAGTCCCGCGGATACTGGAGCCACTTGCACCGCGGTCGGCCGATCCGCACCACGAGGTCGTGCAGCAGCCGATGTCCGTCCTGATCGTCGTCGATCGCCAGGATGACGACCGGCAGCTGGCGGAGGTAGAGCAGATACGGATCGAGGATCGACATCGAGGTTCCGGTGCCGTTCGGAACCGAGATCGCCCGTGGGAACCCGGCCTGGATCGCCGAGATCGCGTCGAACGCCCCCTCGGTGATGATCAACGGATGTGATGACAGGGTCCGATCGAATATAACGTCCTGATTCCACAAGCACAACCGCCCGCCAATGTCGAGATGAAACGCCTTCTTTCGTATCGATCGGTACACATGATTGACGACCTCACCATCGATGACAAACGGGATCGAGATGCCTTCACGACCATACAGGGCGCAGCTTTCCAGGCCGAGGTTTACCGCTAGCTCCACGTCGATACTTCGGGACTCCAGCCAGTCGATCCCGATCTCGGTTAGCGGAAAACGCTCCGGCTTGCCCCCGCCATTCCTCACCGTACTTCCTCCCGGTCTTCCATCCGCAATGATAGCATTTTACCAGAATTGCGCCGTCCTGGCAACTCACACGCAAGCACTTGGCCTTTTTGTTTCCTGGACGCTTGCGGTCGGCTGAGCATTGCGGACATGTCGAGTACCACTTCGTCAGCCCCCGTGACGGCGGCGCCGGAATGCCCAGCTCACGGATGGCCGACCAGAAGTCGGGCGCCGGCCCCCGGCTGTGACGATGATCCATGCCCGAGATCCCCAGCTCACGTGTGCGGGTTCCAGCGATCCCAGTTCTCGCGGGTCTTCCGTACCGGCCTCCCCGATCCGCCGCCCGCCTTGCGGTACACCCCGTCGTGGACCTTGTCCGGGGTCGCCGGCCGGAGCGCCCACTCGAGGTTCGGTCGCCCCGACGGCCAGTCCGGCGCCGGCCCTACGTCACGGACGATCTGCTGGCAGTACGCGCGCCACCTCTCGGCCGGATCGGCGCGGAACAGGGGTTCGCGAAGCCGGGCGATCAGCTTCCGCAGACGAGCCCCGTTGATCGGCCACTGCACCCGCGGTAGCCCGGCCTCTCCGCAGATCTCGTTCCAGATCTCGACGCACTCGCGGGCCAGCTGGCTCGGTCGCTGCCTGGCCGGTCGCGCGCGGAACTCTGGCTCGGATTCGCGGACTGGCTCCGCCGGTTCCGGCTCGGCGGTGCATCCACGGGTCTCTGGCCCGGCTTCGCGGATCGGCTCCCCCGGATCTGGCTCGACAGTGGACTGGCGGGCTGCGGGTCCGGGATCATCCGCCTCGCGAATGACCTGATCCCCGCCGGCCTGCGCGTCGACGGGCGGAGATGCAGCGTCAGCTGCCCGCCCGTCGACAAAGGAGCGGCTCTGACGGTCGTGTTCCTCGGAGCTACGGTAGGAAGCGTCCTGTCCTACTGTCCTACCTTTTTGGGTTGTGTCCCGTTCGGGGTTCTGTCGGTGTTCGTTCGATGTCTGGCACACAAGTCCGGAAGGGGAATAATACCTTGCATTCAAGATGGTTACGAGAAATCCGACACAGCGCGCTTTAGTGTACCGTTCGGGGTTCTGTCGGTGGTCCGTCATCGAGGTCATTTTCGGCCCAATCAGGGCGTTCATTGAGCCGTCATCGAAGACAGCCTGGACGATAGCGCGGCCATCGTGGATGCAGAGATCAAGGGCACGCCGGATCGGCTTTCGGCTGCGGTAGCGGAGGCGTTCAGCGAGGTGCTGGAGGCGGGCGAAGTACTGGTCCTTGCCGACCTGGAGGAACAGCGTGCGGCGGCCGGCGGTGATGGTGATCTCGCCGTCATGCCAGGCGCGCTTGCGCACCATGTAATTCCAGATGTCCTCCAGCTCCCCGCCGAGGGCGCTGTCGGTGCGAGCCGTCTGGAGGCTCCAGCCGCCGGCGGCGCGGAATTCGGGGGCGCGGACGCGTCCGCCTTCGGGGGTTTCGAGATAGACGACGTTGTCGCGGGAACTGGCTGATTTCGGCATCAGAACTCATCCTCCACGTGGTCAGTCATGGCATCATTCGGCCTCGGCTTTTTGGGCTTGTCAGGCCGGGTCGTTTCAGGCATGTATTGCTCCTCTCGTTCTTCCACGGACGGTTGCCTCGGCGTGCTCCTTGGGATTCAGGCTCCCAAGGGGCGCGCCAACTTCCCTAAATCCTATGCCCGAGCGCGCGGCAGAGTCCAGCCTCCCATTCAGCGGGTGTAAGACGATGCGCCGTTAGCGCGGCGACGATAGCCCGCTCCGGCGGCGGCTGCCAACCTCTGAAAGACGGCGCGCTGTCGCTCGGACAGCACAGCGCGGGTACACTGCGATCCGCCGGGCATGAAGGACCGGAGGAAGTTCCGATCCCATTCGGGCAGGTACGGCGAGATCGCGAGGATGATGCGCGCGGCCTCGGCCCGCTCGATCGGGTCGTCGAGGTGGAACGCGGTAGGGGTTCCGGGCGCGGGCTGGGGTGCCGGCAGGATCGAGGTATCGGCGGCCAGGAGATCGGCCCAGGTAAGGCCGTGATTGCGAAGGAGCGCGGTTGCCTTGAGCGCGGCCGCGGCGCGCTCGCCGTCGTGGTCGGACGCGAGAAGGCCGGCGATCTTGACGAG